TTAACTAAAATAAAGACCGAGGTATCACCTATACGAGTATTGACATCGTTTCAAGGAACTGTTCCAAGTTTCCCCACGATAATATTCGAGGAAGATGATAATTCGGCTATGATTGGCACTAAAGATAGTGCTGGATTCCAACATTCAAATATCGCTTTTGCTATCGAGATATTCACCGAAGGAGATGCGAAAGTGATGGAGGCAAAGCGAATACGTAATAAGATTGATAAAATAATGTCAGAAGATTATGGGATGACAAGAGGGAGACCAATGGTGATTCCTAATTATTTGGACAATACTATATACAGATACAAATTAAGGTATACAGGTGCGATAGATAAAAACAAAAAGATTTATAGGGGGTAGTGAATAATGGCAACAAGTACTGCTAATACGATATTAAAATATGGTACTACTAAAGGTGGAACGTTTGAAAAACTGGTAGACATAACAGGTTATCCAGATTTAGGTGCGACACCAAATAAATTAGATACAACTGACTTAACTGCTACGAAATTTAAGACATCTATTCTTGGACTACAAGAGGTTCCAGATTTAGAGTTTGAAGCAAATTACACTTTGGCAGATTACACACTAATCGATGGACTAGAAGGTACACATTGGTTTAACCTTGAAATGGGCGATGCTGGTGAAGATGGAGTATTTGAGTGGAGTGGAGAAGTTTCAGTTTACAAGAATGGTGGAGGAGTCGATGAAGTTAGAAAAATGACTATCGTTCTTTCAGCAGAAACAGAAATTGAATTAATATAAATTAACTTAAAGGAGTGTTTGTAAATGATAATTAAACATAAAGATAATGACATCCAATTAAAATACACATTTAATTCATTTAAATATATGGAAGATGTGAATTTAGGTGACTTGGAAAATTTAGACCAGACCCCTTTTAGATTAGTGGGGATATTACAAGGTTTATTACTTGGTGCTTTAAATAGCGACCCAAAAGTATATTACACACCAAATCAAGTGGATGAAATATTAGAGAATATTATAGAAGATGAAGAGAGTAATTTAGCAGATACCTTAGAGGGTTTAGTTGAGTTACTCCAAGAATCGAGTTTTTTCAAGAGCCTTCAAGCGAGACCAAAGGACAGAGCGAAAGCGAAACCGAAGAAATAATTGCCGACTCACTTGGAGATGAAAAATTCGATGAATCACAATCCTTCTTAACTCACATAAACGAGCAAATACTACCAAGAGCCTTAATGATGGGTGTGGGATATGATTTATTTTGGACATTGAATCCTAAATCATTGACCCCTTTCGTTAAGGCATTTTCTTTTGAAATAGAGTTTAAGCAAAAATACGATGACTGGGTAGCTTGGCAAAGTGGTATTTATGTGAAGTTAGCGATTGCGAGTTCATTAGGCAAGGATGTAAAATATTTAGAGCGACCAATGTTGCATGAAGCAGAGAAAAAGAAATCTACAGAGAATGTGAATCCAATAAAAGAACATATGTTGGAAAGAATGGCAAAGTTAAATCGTAGGTTTCGTGAGGAGGAGTTGATTCGTGAACAGTAATCATATAGGAGTAAAAGTAATTGGAGATGCAAGGATGGCTACAGAGAGTCTCCATGGTTTAAGTAAGAGTTTTACCACATTAGGAAGAGATGGTAAAAGAGCCGACTCCACAATAACAGGATTAACAAAAAGTCTTTTTAGTTTAAAGGGATTAGTTGGAGCAGTAAGTTTGTATAAATTAACCAATATGTTTGCAGGATTTACTAAATCTGCTATGGATATGACAGAGAGTATTCACTTGTTTAACGTAGCAATGGGTGATATGGCAGAAGATACTGAAAAAGTTGTATCAGCTATGAGTGCAGTCAGTGGACTAGATAACACTAAACTCCTTGATACAGTAGGGTCTTATAACTTATTGGCGAGGTCTATGGGGGTCACTGCGAAGAACGCACAGGTACTTTCAGTCAATACAAGTAAATTAGCAATAGATTTGAGTGCTTTGACCAACAGGTCAATACAAAAAGTATCAGAGGATTTGCGTAGTGGACTTATTGGTCAGGCTAAAACGATGTATAAATATGGTATAGATGTCACCGAGGCATCCATAAAGCAAGAAGCTTTAAATAGAGGTATAGCTAAATCGGTTAGACACATGAGTCAATCCGAGAAAATGGCTTTAAGATATGCAGTAATGATTAGACAAGCAAGTTTATCACATGGTGATTTTGCTAAAACAATAGATACTCCTGCAAATCAACTTAGGATTTTATCAGAACGTATGCTTACTTTAGGTAGAACGATAGGTACAATATTTATTCCAATGATAGCTAAAGTTCTTCCTTGGATTAACGCATTCGTCATAGTTTTAACAAGGTTGGCAAGTGCATTAGCTAGAATATTTGGATATAAAGGTGAGTCTCCTATAAAGAATATGAAAAATGACTTTATGGGTGGAGCAGGTGGAGCAGATGATTTAGCAGATTCAGTTGGTGGAGCAGGTAAAAAAGTTGATAAGTTGAAAAAGAAATTACAAGCTCTTGCTGGATTTGATGAGTTAAATATACTTGGAACCAAACAACCTGACCCAGAAGATGCTGATGCTGGTGGTGGGAAATTAGGTGACACTGGTGGAGGTTTTGAAATTGACCTTGAAGGATATGATAATCTATTCGACTCCATAAAAGATAAAACTGATGCACTGGTAGATTCCTTAGAAAAAGGATTTAAGATTATATGGGAAATTGTCAAAGCAATAGGTATAGTTATGTTGGCATGGAAGATAAGTAATGTTTTATTAGAGTTAATGACTGGTGGAGGATTATTTGGAGGATTATTAACTGGTGTAAAAACACTATTAACTAAATTTGGGTTACTTGGAACTGCTGGAGTAACTGCGTTAGGGTTAATTATGGCAACAGTAACTATCATGTTGGCTAGATTTGTACACTTGATAACTCACAGTGAGAACTTTAGAAAAGGTTTAGAAGTAATATGGGAGACAAGTAAAAAAGTATTCGGTTGGTTAGGAGAAATTTTACTGAAAATAGGTGGATATTTTGTCGATTTAGGTAAGAAATTTATAAACAGTTTACCTATAGCCGATGATGCTCCAATAAAAAGATTCTTTGGAATGTTTAGTGGACTAACAGAGGGTTTGGGTTTGGATTGGGCAGACTTATTAATTACCTTGGCTGGTATAGCATTATTATTCACTGGTGCTGGAGCTCCTTTTGGAATCGCATTATTAAAATTTGAGGCACTAACTGTTGCAATACGTGCTATTGGATATGGTGCTAAAGATGCTATAGATGAAATTGATTTTTTGGCAGAGGGTATTGGAGAGGCTACTGTTGCTAAATTAGAACCATTCAGAGAAAAAATGAACGAGTTAAATGACACTCTAATGACTATTAATTGGAGTGGGATGGTTATGGATGATACAGTAATAGCAGATGTACAAGCTAAACTCCGAGAAGTAACTAATATGATTGTTACAGAATTAGACTCCGACCAAAACGAGGCATTGAAAAAATTAGCTCCTTTGAGAGATGCATTAGGAAAAGAGGCTTTTGATAAATTGATGGAGGCTAATAAGGAGTATTATGATACCACTAAACAAAGTGTTTTGGATGATGAACAAGAGATATTGGACATTATGGCAAATGCTAAAAAGAATGGTGGAGTGTTAGAAGAAGAACATTTGATGGCAATTCAAGAAATTAGAGATAGAATGAATACTACTGGCTTAAAGCATATAGCAGAAACTGAAATAGAATATAATAAAATAATGGGAATACTATCAGATAATTCCCAAAGGATATCATTGGAACAAGCTAGTGGTATAATTAAGAATTCATTAGAAACAAAAGAAAAAACTATCGCAGATGCTTGGGAACAATATTCAACTATTGAATTAGAGGCACAAAGAATGTTGGAAGTAAAGGCTATAAATGATAAAGAGTATAAAGCTATTATGGAATCTGCCGAAGATGCTAGAAAATCTACAATAGAAGATGCCGAAGAGCAATATAAAAATATCCACAAGGCTACAGTAGATGGACTTGGAGAAACTGGTAAATTTATAGATACTGAAACTGGCAAGATAAAATCCAAGTGGACTGTTTGGAATGAAGATTTAAATAAGAAACTTGATGGCACTTGGGA